CAGGAAAGCCTCTGCTACCAGGACTACGGGAGCATACTCGCCGGAAGGGAGACGGTCCTTTACGAGTTCACCTCTGACGGAAAAGCCACCCTGTATCTCAAGCCGATGGACCATGTGAGGCTGGAGATGACCTCCAAAGGGTATGACATGGTCCCCGTGGGGTTTCCTCCCGCCCGGACTGTCCCTTCCCCCACGGAAAGCGTGGAGAATGCGCCGCGGCTTTCCGAGAAAATCGGGAAGATAAGGAAACCACGGAGCGGAAAGAAACCCGCCAAGGGAGCCGGGAAATCGAGGAAAGGTCCAAAAATAGGATAATCCATAAACAACATATAATAACCTGACAATAAAAATATAAAAAAATGAAAGTCGTGATTTGTGAAAAGCCCATCGTGGCTAAAAGACTGGCCCGCGTATTGGGCGCGGACAAGATGGAAGACGGGTACCTCACCGGAAACGGATACGCCGTCACATGAACGTTCGGCCACCTGCTGGCCCCGGCCTCCCCATTTTCCTGTATAGAAGGGCCTCTCACAAGGGAGATGCTCCCCCTTGCCCTTCCGTCCGGACTCACCGTCCGCCAGACAAGGACGGAGGACGGTTTCCGGGATGACCCCGTAGCCGTCAGGCAACTGGAGATCATCCGCGGGCTGCTGCGGGAAGCGGACGGGGCGATTACGGCAACCGATACCTCCCGTGAGGGGCAGCTGGTCGCCCGCAACCTTTATG